GATCTGTTTTGTTATCACCAATGTGATGCTCTAATCCACCAGTGTGAGTATTTAAACTTTTAACTAATGTATCTTTTGCTTTTGCCAAATGACTATGAGAAGCCAATAGATTATCGTAATGACCTTTGTTTGCTTCGATGTGTGCTACCTGTGATGCACCTTCACCAGTATGCTTTGCCTTTGCAGCATCAGACTTAACACTTGCTGCTTTCTTTTCGTGATGTGCAGTAACATGTGCTTGCAAACCCTTTGCAGTTGGAACAGTATCTGTCTTAACTGTATGGTTGATGTAAGAAGCCAAATGTCCTGCGTCACCTTTGTGGGCTGGGTGCACAGCATCATACATCTTCTGACCATGAGTATCATGAATTTCTTTTGCAGCAGCCATGTGTTTGTGAAATTGGTCTTGCGCTTCTTTAGGATAATTTACTTTAGAAGTATCATGATTAGCAGTCTTAAGATGCACGTCTTTATGATCACCGAAGTTATGAGTATCAGGATGTGGAGTTACATGCATTGATTCTAAAGACTTCTTATCAGCACCTTCTTTGTGTTCATACTTTTGATGAACAGCAACACCGAATTTAGATTCAGCTGCTTTCTTTGCTTCATCGCCTTTAGCAGTATAAGAGATTGTATTTGGAGTAAACTTAGCAGTGCCTGCTTTTTTATCATGTTCAACATCACCCTCAGAATGCATGATGTCACCTTGGTAAACACCTTTCTTTGGTGTCACTTTTGGTAGATGTTGTAGTGCTGCTTTTAGTTTAGTGGCTAGACCTGGAGCATGACCATGATTCTTATCGATGTCAGCTTCTGTATGATTAATCTTTGGATCTTTATTAAAAGCACCCTTTGTTCCAACAAAGAATTTACCATTACTTGGGTGGTGTCCAAAAACAACTGAAGGAGAACCATCAAACTTCATCGTTAATTTACTACTATTATTGCCAGACTTTGTATGCTCATGCGCAGACATTAATGCACCATGTGCATGCTCAAAGCCTTCATACCCATGCATCAGTGGACGATCCTCAGCATGAGTAATGTGCTTTAATTTATCACCAGCATCTGAGCCGTGGCCAAGAGCATCTTTTTCTTCTTTTAGGTATGAGATGAATGATAACATTTTTAACTTCCTACTACAGATTCATTATCGTATGGACCAAATACAGCAGTCTCAACTTTTGGTAGCCAACCCTGTTTTCTTAATTTAAGTATACAATGTCCTGGACCATCAAATATTAATCTGAAATCCATATGTGCGTAGATTCTATCAGCAAACCCATGATGATCAAACTCATACTGTCCGCCATTAATTAGATAATAGTGGCTATGAAGTACTGGTCCAGTTGGATTGATAATGCGGGTTATGTCTAACTGTTTATCTTTCTTAAGACCCCACCAAATACCAGTAATGAATACATGAGAGCCAGTGTACTGAGCAAAATGACCATCTGTTTCTGCAGAGTCATTTGCACCAGCGACATAAACTTGTTTAGGTGATGTCAACCATGTTTCCAAGTCAAGATCAATGGATTCACCTGAAGGTTCAGTTGTATATATTTTAACAACAGCTTCAGTTTCTGAATTTTTTAGTATGTGGATTTTAGACATTTAGCAGTTCCACTTTCTTAGTGCGAGTGCCTTACGAGTAGGCTCGCCATTTGGTTTTTCCATTGCGCCTTCCATACCACCCATTCTAGCACAGAAAGACTTACGACGATTTGCTGCTTTGCTACCAGCTTTTAATTTAGATGGTGGAGTAGTTACTGGTGCTTGTAAATGAGCACCCTTAGCATTGTATGCATCACGACCTTTTTGAGTCAGACCACCAGTAGAAGACTTGTGCCCTTTGGCATCAACTGCAGCTTCGTATAAATCTTCATCAGAAACTTCTTCAAAATTTTCCCAGATTATTTCTGGATCGATATTATTTTGTTTAGCAAGATCCATAATGATTTCTTCAATTAAATCAAACTTTCCTTCAACGTCTTCTTTCATCTCAGAGTACAAATAGTCAGCTGCAGTTTGGATATAATCGGTAGCAAGAGTAATCTTAGATTGAACCCATTCTGGCAAATCAGTATCTGGCTTTAGCGTATCTTTGATCATTTCAGCACAACGTGTTAGAGTTGCCAACTGATTTAAAGCCATATCGCCTTCGTAGCCATACTCTTGTTCGTCTTTTGCTTCTTTGAAGTGAACTACATTACCTTGAACTTTACCTTTACCATGTTCCTTAGAAGCACGATTGGCCAAATCTTCACCAGACATTAAAGTAGTTCCTTTCGGATTAAGAGTGCTATACCCATGAACTATTGAACGCATTCTTACTTCAGCGTGACCATTGGGATGAAAAGTTGCTTTACCATCATAGTCTTTTGCCATTTTACGAGCATTTTTATGATGCTCTGAAGATTTATCGTAACCTTCTTCTAATTCAACTTCTTCTTTGACTGGTTTCTTTGATACATGAATCAGCAGAGCATGGTTTAGTTCCTGGAACTCTTTTATATCCAGTCCAGCAGGTACATCCTGATTTCTTTGCTTCTTCTATTAATTGTTTAAATGAAAACATTTTTTATCCTATTTTCTTAGCAGAAGCACGTAGGAACCATGCATGCTTCTGATGTGTATCTATTCTATCCGCAATAAAATTGCAAATACCTTGTTGTTTGTCTGCATTTGCAATAGTGAACACTTTATTTAGGCTAGCCAAGACTTCTTCATTTGCCTTGATAAGACTAGCCAGAATATCAGAAAGAAGTTCTACTCTGGTAGTCTCTTCCTGTATTGTTTTATACTTAAACAATTCGTCTAAACTTACTGGAGCATATTCATCTAACTTACGTAGTAGTTCTGCAGTAGGATCTACAGATGCATATACATCAGTATACAGATCTCCAAAGAATTCGTGGAATTGTGTAAACTCTATACCCTCAATGTTCCAATGAAATTGATGAGCCTTATAGTACATCACTGTTGCATTCGCCAACAGGACTTTGATTGCTGTTTTTAGTTCATCCATTTTTTATATGTTCTTTAAATGTAATTATTTTAACATCTTGTATCCATTTAGATACTAATTTACCAGAGTCTTCTTTTAATAGTAGATGGTTTGAACCACGCTTAACAATCTCATACTTCTTACCATTAGACTCAACAACTTCTCCGACATTAAAGATTGCACCTGAGTGATACATCTCACGAATATCGTCTTTAACTAGATTGATCTGCTCTTTGATTATATCTAAACCAAGACCAGTTCTTATGTCATTCATTAATCTACGACTATCAAGATCTCTAATAGATGATGGTAGTGCTTTCTTAAACTGTTCATACAATCCCTTGGAAGCGAATGAACGAATAGTTTCAGATTCGTCTGGATCGCTTTCTCCAGTATTGATAACAGTAACATTATACTTCTTTAGTGCTCGTGGAACTTCTGCGCCAGTCACTAAAATAATATTTGAATAGTTTTCCTTTAGAGTCTTAACGATGTCTACTAAATTCTTTTCAGATTCGACAAAGTTGGTCTTAGGAAAAATCAGATTCAAATACTGAAGTTTCTTTTCTACTAATAGTGGATTCTTTTTCGCATCGCTAACAGTGGATGCATAGATTACGTGGTCTGCGCTACGTTGCTCAGCCAGTGCTTTGACAGCCTTTACAATAAGTTCATGACCCACGTTTGGAGGGTTAAACTTACCACAGGCTAGAACTACCGTTTTAGATGGGAGTTCTTTTAATAATTGTTTGTAATCTTTCATTTAATCCATCTGTATAGTATTATATCTTATTTATAATCCTCAATGTTTCATCGAGAACTTTATACCTGTATTGTCGGAATCCTTGGCATTGGCTCCATATGCAAACTTAAATTCAGCGTTAGAAAACAACTTCTTAGAGAAGGTCATCGAGTCGCCCACAAAGTTTAGATAGACCTGTTCAGTCTTCATCTCTCTACTAATGTTATTTAAGATTTCTTGATAGATCTTATTTTTATTCATATACTCAACTAAAGCATATCCCATCGGGGCTAAGATTAAAGAATAGTATTTCTTATAAGTTGAAGTGCTAAAGACTACAGCCAATGAATCTGGACTAGCATTCTTACCCAAGGACTCATACATTGGAGCATATTCTGTATTGAACATCTTGATTCTGTTGGCTGGGGTTTTACTTGCGGTTGCTATTTTCTGTATAGCTGCAGATACATCTGCAATAGTGAATGCTCCCTTTGCACCAACTATAGATTTGAGAGTAGTGTAAGAGGGTAACTTTAAAGTCTCAAATGCTTTAAGAATTTTTGTAGAAGTATTATCATCAGCACCAGCCAAAGCCTGTAAAACTCCAATGGCTTTCTTTTCTTCTGCAGTTGGTGTCTTATAAACTTTGCCGATGTTATCAACAATAGCACCAATTGATGGAGCAGCACCTGCTTCAAATTTAGCAGACACATCTACGTGAACAGATTTAGTACCAACCTTTTTATCAAGATAAAAGTCAACCAATGCTTCGTTACTGATAACAGAGAATCCAAACTTTGTATAACCCTTACCGAATGGTTGGGTTAGATACCAACGAAGTGATAGAATTTCTCCAAAGTCTTTACCGATTGCTTGACGATCTTGTGGTTTAACTGATACCATTGCTTTCTTGGCAGCAGCATTCATTGTGACGCTATCTTTGGTAGTTTTATTATCAACAATAGATCTATACAATTCTGTTAAAACAGTTTTGATATCTGCTCCAACTTTAAGATTATCGATACCTGCATACACAGCTTTATCGAATTTAGCAATATCAGTATACCCAGAAGCAATAGTTAAATTTAATTTCTCTGGTGCTAGATCTTTAGTCTTTAGAGTACCCTTCTCAGTAAATGTATTGAGAATGAAACAAGTGGCACCAGTCTTACAATCAGCAATTGCTGTAGTGAGTGTTAGTAATTTCGCTTTATACTTACCAGAGATAGCCTTCTCATCGGTTGCGCTAATGTCAGTTAACTTACCTTTTATACCAGAAGATTTTAGAAGATCTTCCAGAGTTCCTGGATGTGCTACTTCCACAGACTTAATCTGAGTCTGATATCTGGATGTTTTTACAGAAGCACCAGCACCTTTCTTCTTAAGAAAGTCTGATATGTTCTTGGCTGTTAAAGCCATTTCAGGATATTTGTATGCCATATAGTTGATCTTACAATAATCAACTATTTAGGTCAAGTCATTCGGTTGTATTTACGATCCCATTTACCGATTTGATCTATGATCTTTCGAGTGGCCATGTTGTTTCTTAAATCGTAATCAAACGTCTTTAAGAAAAAGTGAAGAGTAGACGAATCTCGTTTCTTTTTATAACGATTCAACAGGATGTTGATTTCTACTCTGGGTCTGCGCATTTTAAAATCTAGATACACACAATGCGCATATGCTTGTATCTCATCAAACTCAGAGAGGTATGCTCTCTGTTCATCTTTCTTTGCTATACCAACCTTTTTGTATGGCACAACGTAGTTACTCCATGTGTCATCTCTTCTCTCGTACTGCATGAAGTGTATCAATTCGTGCATGAGAGTTTGAATAAATCTCATCTTGAATGCTGTCCAAGACTTATTTGTAAAGGAGAATGAATTGAACCTGTCAGTATAGATTT